CTGACAAAGATGATTCAATGCTAATCATCAATCCAACTGCATACACATGGTATGAATCACCAACGTATCGCCTACGCGCTGACGTTATTGCTTCAGGTCAGGTATCAGTTTCAGTTTACGGATACGGTGCAATTGCAACGAAAATCGGTGCAGGCGCATTCGGTATCAACAAGACCTGATAACTAACCCCCACTAATCATGCGGCGGGTTCTCCCGATCTCGCCGCAGCCGATCGAAAGGAAACGGACATGCCAGTCATTGTTACTGCAAGCCAATTGCGCACGGTGCTTGGCGTGTCCGTTTCACTTTATTCAGACAGTTACCTGGACGAAATTATCAACACCGCTGAAGCCGTCATTTTGCCCATGCTTGTTGCAAACACTTCAGCCGTTAACGCGTACAAATTAGAATCAAACACTGCTTATTTTTACACCGCCCGCGAACACCATTTTGTTGCTGGTCAGTCAGTCATTGTTGCTGGTTTGCCTGCGCCATTTACTGCAACACACACCGTTGTTACCGTCACGCCTTATTCATTCACCGCTGCATTGACTTCATCAAATGTCACATTGCGCGACATAATTCCGACAGGTACTGCAACACTTTCAGGCTATTCAGCAGCTGATCTATACGCAAACACCCCAGCAATTGAATCTGCAATTCTTGCGGTTTCAGTTGAAGTATTCCAGTCACGAGTTGCAGCAGGCGGTCAGATCGAAGGAATCGATTTTGCTTCGACCCCCTATCGTATGGGGAGAAGTTTGACGAATCGCGTCAGTACGCTCTTAATGCCTTACCTGGACGTTGAAACGGTCGTTCAATAAGTGCCAGCCAACGCCGTATCCGAAACCCGTGCAGCCCTAGCAAACGCTTTCAGCGCGCTATCTGCCAACGTGTACCCAAGCGTTCCCGAAGCACCAATTCCACCCGCAATCGTGGTCGTACCCGATTCGCCTTACATGGAAGTTGTGCTGATCGGTAAAGCAAAAACACAGGTCAAAATCAATTTTGCAATCACCGCAATCGTTGCTTCAAATAGCAATGCAGGTTCATTAGATAACCTAGAAAAACTAATCATAGGAATTCTCGCGGCAATGCCCGCGGGATACGTTGTTGGCGTTGTTGAAAAGCCGACAGTCTTGGAAGTAGGTCAAAGTCCAATGCTGGTGGCAGACATAAACGTTTCGACGTACTACACACAAACAACATAGGGGACAAAATGCCAACGACAATCATAACTGGTCGCGATTTAGTCGTGACCATTGCAACCGTTAACTACGACGCGCAGGCGACCAGCGCAACACTTGCGAATTCACCAACCGTCGAGACTTACCAGACACTTGACGGCAAGGCTTACAAGCACATTGACGACCAGTGGACTTTCGATCTTTCAATGCTTGCAGACTGGGGCGCGTCAGGTTCATTATGCGAAGCACTATGGACTGCATGCGAATCAGCACCAAACACAACACTTGCAGTTTCAATGACTGCGGTGACTGGTGCAGTGTTTGCATTCAACGTCATGCCAGTATTTCCAGCAGTCGGCGGGTCAGCACCTGACGCGCAGACAGTTGACCTATCATTCATAGTGGTGGGAACACCTACTGAAACATTCAGTTAAAAACTAACAATCGGGAGACAAAATGAAACTACCAATAACAATTGAATACAACAACGGCGACCAAATCACCTACACGGCAGCACCGCCTGAATGGGTGAAGTGGGAAAAGCAAACGGGTCACACCATTGCCCAGGCGCAGGAAAAGATCGGAATTTCCGATTTGGTATTCCTTGCCTATCACGCCATGAAGCGAGAAGCAGCTGGTAAGCCAGTCAAGCCGATCGAAGCATGGACGGAAACTATTTCCGAAGTGATCGTCGGTGAAGCAAACCCAAAAGTTACCCAGTCGGAAGCCTAAGTCGAATCGTTTGGGAGATAGCCCTAGCAACGGGGCTATCACCAAATGAGTTTGAAAATGCCGAAGACATTTTGACGATTATCGAAATTTTGGAAAGGCGAGCAAATGGCAACTGACGCGATTAGTTATGACAAAGCCGAATTGCGTGCCATTTTGCGATCGTTCAAAGCAATGGACGAAGAAGCAACCCAGCAAGCAAAAGAAGCCACCAGCGAATTGGCTGAGTACGTTCGGGGCAAGATTATTGCAACGGCTAATCAATCCACCAACCGAGTTGCACCCAAAATCGCCCAGGGTTCAAAGGTTTCAAAGTCATCAAAGATCGGTGAAATTTCATTTGGTTTTGCTGCACAAAAATTAAGCGGTGGCGGCACGACCCAACAGGTTTGGGGCGGCTACGAATTCGGTTCAAATAAATACAAACAATTTCCAGTGTGGTCAGGTCGTGAAGGTCGCGGGTCACGCGGCTGGTTTATCTATCCAACACTTCGAAGCGCACAACCTGAGATCATCAAAAAATGGGAAGAATCATTTTCCAAAATAGTTAGGAAGTATGACTAGTGGCTGGCAGTCGTACCCTTAAACTTTCGATTCTTGGTGACGTTGATAATCTTAACAAATCGCTGAAAACCGCTTCAGGCGACGTTGATTCATTTGGCGACAAGGTTGGCAAGGCTGGCGTTGCGATCGGTAAAGCATTTGCCGCAGCTGCTGCCGCTGCTGGTGCTGCCGCAATCGCAATTGGTATCGAAGGCGTAAAGGCTGCAATTGCTGACGAAAAAGCACAAACACAATTGGCGTTGGCGTTGGAAAATGCCACGGGTGCAACCCAGGCGCAGATCAAAGCAACCGAAGATTCGATTCTTCAAATGTCATTGGCAACGGGTGTTGCTGACGACGAACTACGCCCGGCACTTGGTCGCCTGGTTAGATCGACGGGCGACATCACAAAGGCGCAAGATTTACTTTCAACCGCGCTAGACATCAGCGCAGCAACAGGCAAACCAGTCGAAGCAATTGCCAACTCACTTGCTAAGGCTTACGACGGCAACACCGCTGCCCTGGGTAAATTAGGCGTTGGCTTATCGACTGCCGAATTGAAAACCATGTCATTTGAACAGGTTCAAGGTCGTCTAACCGAATTGTTCGGTGGCGCAGCAGCCCGCAACGCTGACACATACGCGGGACAGATAGCCCGTGTTCAGGTTGCATTTGACGAAGCAAAGGAAACATTGGGCACGGCGTTACTTCCAATCCTTGACCAGTTATTGAAATTCATCAACGAAAACGCCTTGCCAGCAATTCAGGCATTTTCAGCAGCGTTCAGCCTGACCGAAGGTGACGGGTTTGGCAAGGTAATCACCGACGTTGGCATGACATTGAAAAAGACATTCACACCAATCATTGAAGGCGTGAAGTCAGTATTCGATAGCGTCAAAACTGCCGTTATGAATAGCAAGGACGAATTCAAAGCATTTTGGGACGTGGTCAAATTCATTGCGCCGTTGGTTGGTAAAGCAATTGGCGATTCATTGAAGGTCGTTGGCGACATTGCTGAATTGGTTATCACGATCATTGCCAAAGTTTTGGGTGCTATCAAACCATTGCTTAACACCGCCATTGACGGCATTAACCTGATCATCAAGGGTTACAACGCAGTGCAGTGGGGCAAGGACATTCCGAGCATTCCGAAGATCGGTGGCGGTTCAGGTTCTACGGCGACGGGCGCATTGGGTAACTTTTCAATGTCAACAGGTACAGTTTCAACGCCTAGCGTTTCGGCAGTTACAACAACGGCGGGAACAACTACAACAGGCGGCGGCACAACATCAAGCGGAATTGCAACTGCTGCAAGGGTTGCTGCGTCAGCTGCCAGCAGTGTTGTTTCAAGCAATTTCAACCCTGGTTCATTCCGCATGGCTGAAGCCGCTTCAATGGGCACAACAATCAATTTGACCGTAACTGGGGCGTTTGACCGTGAGGGCACTGCCCGCACAATTGTTGAAACCTTGAATGATTCGTTTTACCGTGGCACGGGTGGTGCGGGAAGCCTTCAAATAGCATGACGCAATGGTCGCCAGTCTGGAAGGTAACCATTGACGGCGTTGAATACACCAACGCGGTTTTGGCTAATTTGGTTGTTCGCAGTGGTCGAACAAACATTTATGAGCAAGCACAAGCAGGCTATACAAACATTCAATTAATCGACGTCAATCAGACCGCAATTCCCGTCCAAATCAATTCGACAATTTCAATTCAGATCAAGGACACATCAAACACATTTGTGCCAATCTTCGGGGGCAATGTTGTTGACATTGGGCTTGAAGTGCGCGACGTGGGTTCGACCATGTTCACGCAGACCTATTCGATCACTGCGTTGGGCGCATTAGCGCGTTTGCCAAAGGCATTGACCAACGGCGTGCTTTCAAAGGATTTTGACGGCGACCAAATTAACGAAGTGCTGCGCGGGATTTTGCTGAATACCTGGGCTGAAGTCGCTGGGTCATTAACCTGGGCTGCATACGACCCGACGACAACTTGGGCAGCAGCTGAAAACAGTGGTTTGGGTGAAATCGATCAGCCAGGCAATTACGAATTGGCTTCACGATCATCAAGCCGAACCGACGTTTATTCGCTGGTATCGGCATTGGCAACGTCAGGGCTGGGATACATTTATGAGGACGCCCAGGGTCGAATCGGTTATGCAGACAGTACGCACCGCACCCAATACCTGACAACTAACGGTTACATTGACCTTGACGCAAATCATGCCCGCGCAGCAGGACTTCGCATTCAAACCCGTGTGGGCGACGTTCGCAATTCATTGACAATTAAATACGGTTCAACCAGTAGTCACGAAGTGTCAGCAAGCGACACAGGTTCAATTGAGTTATTTGGCACACTTGCCCAAATCATTACAACAACACTGGAAAAGTCAGCCGACGCGACCGCACAAGCAAATTTCTATTTGTCGCTTCGCGCTAACCCACAACCTATTTTCAGCGAAATTTCGTTTGACCTAACAAACCCAGAAATTGACAATTCCGACCGCGACAATCTTATTGGCGTGTTTATGGGAGAAGCCTTATCGATCAACAATCTACCTGGCAACATGGGTTCAATCTTTCAGGGTTTTGTCGAAGGTTGGTCATTCCAAGCCGCCTACAACCGACTTTCAGTTTCATTGTTATTGACCCCGACTGCCTATTCATTGCAGGCATTGACCTGGAAAGACATTTCCAACACATTCACTTGGTCGGGCGTGTCGCCAACGCTTGACTGGGCGCGTGCAACAATTATCACCTAAGAAGGAGACACTATGGCAAACCCGACCACGAAC